CTTGGCATTTCGGTTCCTTTCGTTCGGCTGCGCTACGCTCGGGAGGATACGTAGCGCATGATTAGTGTGGGTTTCTTATGAAACCATGTAACGGTAAGCACCTGCGCCAAGCTTCGTAGCAACTGCGCCGTAACCGTAGTAAGCAACATTGACTTGACCTGTTGAGATCACGTTTGTTGATAGTTGTAGACGTGGTGACTCATACCATGTGTATGCGTCTGGGTTAATGACGATCAATGTGTTGTCGCCTGTGCCTGCTGTGTCTGTCAACGCTGTTGAAACGCGTAGATTTAAACCAAGTAGGTTTCCGCGAATCGCTGTTGCTGTTAGATCGCCACCCGCATTTTGTGGGTTAACTGTCTGCTGGAAAATTGGACGGTTTGATGAATCGACCAATCCCATGAGTGCGCCCCATTGTTCAGGTGATACAACAATGTTGCGAGCAAATCCCAATGTACCCTTGTAAATTGAAACTGCTGCGTCTGAAACAAAGTCAGCAACCAAAGCACCTGTTGTTAGTGCTGCGCGGTTTCCGCCGTCTGTTCCACCTGTAATAAGTGCTGTACCAACTGCAACGTCTGTTGCCTTTGCGTACGCGTATTCCATTTGACGTACAAGCTCATCAAAAAATGCTGGTGAGCTGCGATCCAAAATTTCAAGGCTAAATGTCTGTTGGCCAATGAACTTGGACACGGGAACCGAAATGAACGCGCTGTTCATGTCTGTATTTGACGGTGTGCCGCCTTCAGATGCAACTGCAACTGTTGGTGCAACTGTGATTTTTGGAATTTCAAAAGTCATTCCAGCGTCAGGCAATGCACCTGTGCTGACTGAATCAATAAATGGGCGATCTGCATTTGAAATGCCGTTGATTACGGTTGTCAGCTGGCGTGTTGGTACAAGACCAGCATTGTCAGTTGTGTCTGCTGCTGCTGCAGGTTCGCAAGGGCGGCTGGCTTAGCAGCTGCCGTTACTGACTGTGCGGCTTCTACCGTCTCTGCGGTTGAAGCGTCCTTGACGGTGTCTTCCACTTCGTCTCCTTCGGTTGTTGTTGATTCAGGTTCGATTGTCGAATCTGAAATTTGGTCTTCCTCTGTTGCCGCGACTGACTCAACGCGGGCTGATCTGATTGCTGGCTCTGACGTTAATGCAACGCCTGTTAATTCGCCCTTCAAAATGCGAACTGTGCCGTCGTTCATAGTTTCGTATTCGTCAAACATGACTTCTACACTAAAACCGTCGCGCAAACCTTCCTGGGCTTCGACAAGTGCATCGTTGCCCGCGGTTGTTTCTGCAATTTTGAAAGTCGCGTCAATACCTTGCTTCGTTGCATAAATTGAAAGTGTTTTTCCGATACGGCGTGTGCGGTCGTGTTCGAGATTTAGCAAAACGGACGTCGGCTCGATTGATCCTTGTGCAAACTGTACTTTGCCAATTGATGCATTGCCTGTTTCTTCAAACGTTACAATGCGACCTGAAATTGTGCGGCTGTTTGAATCAGCTGCAATGATTTGCATGGGTGTGATTACTTTTTTGCTCATAGCAGCATGTCTTCTTCCTCGCGTATTTCCTCAATCGACATTGCGCCGATTCGGTTTAAGATTTCATAAACTTGCGCTCTTTCCATAGGATTGCCACGTAGGAAATCGTCAAGATCAAATTTGACTTCATTGCCCGCAGGCGTAAAGTCTGCAAATGACAAACGTTCTTCGATTATTGACATGTAACTGCGAAACGCAAAATCAACCAGGTCGCGTCGCTTGTCTAATGCGTTTGCATACGTAAATGATGATTGCTGTGAATCTGTGAAATAAGCTGGCATGTTACAAGCACGGCTTAATTCCAAAGCTACATAGTTGCGCGCTTCATTTAGCTGTAAATTCTTTGGATCGTAACCCAAAGTTTCCAATGTAACGTCAGCATTTAAAAATGCTGTTGATTTATTGGCTCGGGCTGATCGCCAAGCGTTAAGCAAAGCAGTAATGCGATCTGCTGGCAATGATGTGCCATTTGACTTCAAAACCATTTGTGGTATTGGTTCAATGGCAAAATTCATGCTTGCTTTTTCTAAAGCTGCGGCAGCCTTAATTGTGCGCCCTGCGCGACCTAGCAAACCTTCTTGTGTATTTGGAAATACAACTAAATTTGAAGAATCTATTGCTGTGCCGTCAATTCTGTAAGCTGTGATCTCTGTGTTTGTTCTATCTAGCGTAAAAGTCACGCGCTCTGGTGCAATGCGCTCCATTGCTCTGATTTTTCCTGTGTCGGCATACCTGTCGTTCACATAGGCATAAGCGGCAGGGTGGAAAAACAAATCTGAAATAATCCATGACCAAAACGTAACCCCGGGGATACGTGGATCAGGTTGGTTGATAACTCGCGGCTGTGTAACCTTTTCGCCTGTTGCTACGTTGCGTGTGTGCATAGGTAATGAGGCAATAGTTTGAACAATGCCTAAAGCTCTGGCAATTGTTGGCACGGACATAGCTTCGGCGCGGTTGGCCGTTGAAATGCCATAGTAAAAAAAATTGTTGTTTTCTGAATAGTACGGTGCAAGATCGGCGTCAACTGTCTTTTTTTCGGCAGCCTCAACCTTTGCAGGTTTAAATAAATCCAAAAATCCCATGCCCAAATTGTGTCAGGCTTATACGATCAACCCACCATGATGTCAAGATCATTCGTTGGGCGTGTCGCAAAATGTGTAACTAATGCTGTTGCCACTGCACCGCAGACAACTGACTTTGAAGCACGACGTCCAATAACCCAGCCGCCGTCACCACGACGCAATTGCACCGCAGCTAATACTTCTTCGGTTAATTGGCTTTGCCCCCTGTGTTTTAAACGACCACTGTTAATCGCACTCAAAAGCTCATCACAACTTTGCGGATAAGCCCCGTCCATGTCGAAAATCGCAATGCCAGCGGGTGCAAGGCGGGCTGCAACTGCCCCGCTTGTTTTACGTGAATACAAAACGTATTCAACTGCATACTTTCGGGCATAATCGGCTAAATCGTTGGCAACGGCTTTGTCATCTAGCTGCAAATCATTTGCCCATGTGTGTAAAAGCTTCACAACAAAGTTATCGTCGCCAAGTTTTTGAGCTGCAACCAAACTGCCATGTTTTCTGTCAGGCGAAAGATCGATTGCCAACCAAGTTTGTTTTTCAGGATCAAGGTCAACATTCTTATCAAGGCAATTTGCCCATGACGCAGAATCGACTGCGCTAGAAATGGCCACAACCCAGCGGCACAAAACCTCAGTCATGACAACGTCAGCTGGATCATTCAAAACGCTTCGTACGTTGTCCGCGTGAATTGTTATGCCCATTGCTGGATTGCTGTGCCTTGCATTTTCAACGCTTATCTCGTCAGTCGGTGCTGACCATTCAAAATACCCGATTTCATCATCTGCCCCTGCAATGCGTGCAAGCGCGCGGTTTCTAAAATCGTTCAGCACTACACTTGCGCTATCGCCTGCATTTGTATACGCCATGACTAAAGGATTGCGCGCTGCCATAAGGGTGTACCGCAATGACGCAAACGATTCTAGATCGCTCATTTCACGTAATTCGTCCAGGTGGATTGTTTCGGGACGTGAAACACCGCGAGCAGCTGAACCGCCAGCCTTGACCATAAACCGCGTGCCGTGCAATGTTTCGATTTCCTCAGCACCATGCGCCCAGCGGATACGTTTGACCTGTTTGGCCAATGAGTCGTTTGCTTCGATTAGCGAAACTAATGCCCTGAACTGTTCAAGCGAGGTTGCCAGTCTGTGAGCTGACCCGATTTGGAGCGGCTCATTCCACAAGAAAAGCCCGCCAAGAATTCTAATTTGCTGCAAGAAACTTTTTCCGTTTTGTCTGGCCACAACGCAGACATTGATTGGCGTTGCCCACCTGCCGTCAGGTTTAATTTTGTGGCTGTGGATCAGAAAGAATTTTTGCCATTCCATAAGCTCAACGCCAATACTTGACGCCAAATCAATCAATTCATGGCCTCTTGAGGGCAGATCGTTCAATGGCGTGTGGATTCTAGGCGTAGAAATGCCGAAAACGCCTTCTGTGTCCCTACCCAAAACCGTTGTGAGCCGATTTAAGA